AAAAATATTGCAGGTGGCGGTTCAGGCGGCGGCGGTCTTGCTGGTGGCGGTGGCGCGGGTGGATTAAAACAAACTGCAAAATCTCTAACTCCTGGTACTTACGCACAAGTTATTGGTGCAGGTGGCGTTGCTTCCGTTGCTGGTTTCTCTAGAGGAACTAACGGTGGTGCAACTACTGGCTTTAGTATTTCGACAACTGGCGGCGGTGCAGGTGCGAGTGCGAACTCTGGGCAAACTGCTGCAACAGGTGGCTCTGGCGGTGGTGGCGAAGCTGCGACAAACCAAACGGGTGCTGCTGGTACTAGCGGTGAAGGTAATGCGGGCGGTAATGGTTATTTTACTGGCATTAACAATGTTGGTGCAGGTGGCGGCGGTGGCTCAGGATCAGCAGGCGTATCTGCAACTAGCGGTACTGGATCGGCTGGTCAAAATGGCGGCAGCGGCACAACGGTATTTGGTACTGCCTATGCAGGTGGCGGCGGTGGTGGTGGTCGAACTGCTGGCGGTACTGGTCAAGCAGGTGGTGGTAACGGCGGAATTGATTCAACAGACAATGCAACTGCTGGTGCTGCTAATACTGGCGGCGGCGGCGGTGGCGGCGGTGGTTATGTATCTGGACAATATGGCAAAAATGGCGGCTCGGGTAGAGTCGTAGTTCGTTACTTGAAAGCGGATGTGTAATTATGGCTCATTGGGCAGAAATAGATGAAAACAATATTGTGCTGCGTGTGACTGTTGGCGATAATAATGAGGCCGATGAAGGGTATGCATGGTTAATAAAGAACCTTGGCGGTACATGGGTTAAGACCAGCTATAACGGCAATATTCGTAAAAACTTTGCAGGCGAAGGTTATACCTACGATCCAGTACGCGATGCATTTATAGAACCTAAACCTGATAACGCTACAGGCTTTGATGAAACTACATGCCGATGGATAGTGCCAAATGACGGCAATCAGCTATAACGGCTGGCCAGCCTCTAAAGAGGTTGAGTCGATCCGTATCAAGTCTTACGCAATCAAGGGTACAAAGATTAAGCTGCGCTGCGCCTATTTTGCTGCGCCTTTACTGGTTGCCTTTGCAGAGCAATTTCATGAACTGATCGAGCCGATCGATGGCGGCACGTTAGACGATTGGGGCTATTGCTACCGAGATGTTAGAGGCGTACCGGGCAAGTTAAGCAATCACAGCAGCGGCACTGCTATTGATCTCAATGCAACTAAGCACCCGTTAGGTAAGGCTGGCACTTTCCCAGCTGAAAAGATCCCAATGATCCAAGCATTGACTAAAAAGTACGGCCTCAACTGGGGCGGTAATTGGACACGCAAAGACGAGATGCATTGGGAGATAGCACAAGATCCCGTAAAGACAGCCAAACTAATAGAGAAGTTAGGATTAAGTTATGCCGACTAGCGCACAAATAACAGTAACCACTACAGCCACGCTTTTAGTAGCTGCCAATATTGCTTATCAGACAGTATGGCTACATAATTTAGGTGGCGGTACGATGTATTTAGGTAACGCTAACGTCACTACAGCCAATGGCTACAAGTTTGATAACGGCGATAAAATGCAGTTACTAGTAGGTGACAATGAAGGCTTATATGCTATTGCTGCATCGGGTACGCATACGATTGCAGTACTGAACCAAGTCAACTAAGGGCATTTAGGAGTAAGACCATGAAAGAACAAGCTAAGGCCGCTGGCCTGTCCTACCTACGCGCCGCTGTTAGCTGCGCTGCTGCACTTTACATGTCCGGTATCACCGATCCAAAGACACTAGCAAATGCCTTCGTTGCAGGTTTACTTGGCCCATTGATGCGCGCCATGAACCCTAGCGATAACACTTTCGGCGTTAAGTAATGACGGCCGCCCAGTCGCTATTAGCAATAGCCATAGGTATCTGCACACTTATGGGGTTTGCGGCTGGGCTGGTTCGCCATCTAGTCAAGTACTACCTAAGCGAATTACGCATGGACAATAACGGCGGCCATAACCTACGCGGTCGAGTTGATCGCATAGAGGCCAAGGTTGACTCGATATACGAAATGTTGCTACAGCGTTAGGGCGTGTCGGTTATTGACCGCTGTCATACCCAGGCTTTACCCTTTATTTACACGTTAGGCAGGGCTACCTAATTCGGTGTAGCAAGGCTTAACCCAAACAAGGGCGAAGTAAATGGATATAGAAAAAGTAGTAGCGTTAGTAATTCTTACTAATATCGGTTGGTTCGTAGTAGGTTGGTCGGTTGGTTACAAAGAAGGCGTTAAAGATGGCTTTAATCGTGGCCGCGCTGCAGGTTTAAGAGCTGCATTTAACACAGCTAAAGAGATCGTAAAGAACTCATGACCTTTAACCTGGATAACTATGAGGATGTCAACAGCCGCATTAAGCGGTTTAGAGAAACCCATATCTCAGGCAGGATCATTACTGAGATCGTTGAGTTAAATGTCAAAGATGGCTACGTTATTATTCGGGCAAGCGTATTTCGTGAGCATGAGGATGTAGTACCGGCAGCCGTGGACTATGCCTATGAACTGCGTACTGATCGAGGCGTAAACCGTGACTTTTGGATCGAGAATTGCAGCACTAGCGCAATCGGTCGCGCCATCGGGTTACTAATGCCTAGCGATGCACGGCCTACACGGCAGGACATGGAGAAGGTGGAACGCTTACAGGCTCAGCCTATGGTAGAGGTTGATCTATGGGCTACTGCTACACCTGCAGTAAAGGTTGATGGCGTAGGTAGTGTTCGCCCAGCTGCGGAAACTATTGCAGACATTAAAGCGCAATTAGGTGGCGAGATCGTAGATGCTGCGCCTATCTGCTCACACGGCCGTATGGTTTACAAAGAAGGCGTGAGCCCTAAAACGGGGCAAAAATACCGGGGTTATACCTGTAGCAATAAATCACGCAGCGATCAGTGCAAACCAATATGGCTATAACTGAGATGGCGCAGATAGTCCAGGTTATATTGGATCGATCGCAGGAGTTACAGGCAGCAGCTAGTGGGTTTGCCCGTAGTACAGGCGAGAAGGCTAATACACCTGACCACGCTGGACGCTATAACACTAAGATCAATTTTCATGAGTTCGTAGCCGAGCATAGTGAAGCTGCTGGTGCAGAGATCGCAGTCGCGCAGTACATGGGTATCCGTAACTTTATACCTACCGTAAACACTTTCCACGATGAAGCCGATATAACGCTAGGCAATCTAGGGTTTGAAGTTAAGTGGACTAAGTACATTAACGGTCATTTAATCATCCATAAAGATTACCCACGCCTAAACGATGTGGCGATCTTGGTCTGTAATAAGTCACCTGTCTATCAAATCATCGGCTGGATGCCCGTGCTATGGGCTAAGAAAGCCAAGTATTACAACCCTGCAGATGGTAATTTCTGGGTATCTCAACGTGAGTTATTCGAGATGGATACATTAAGGAAGTCGATCTATGGCACTACTCAGGATTAACTGCCGTGTTTGCGCCAAAATCGGTAGCGGCATGCAAACGCATAAAATCGTAGATGAGTTTATTAACCTGCCGCCTAACGTAGTTTGCGTTCAATGCTTAGGCTGTGGCGTTATGGGCATTGAGATGCTGTTAGATAGCCAAGTACCTACAGCTGAGGAGATACTGCATGACTAAAACTAATAACTTAGAGATCAGATGCAACTGCGACCCAGAGCAGCCTAAGATGGTAGTTCACCTGGTTAATGGCATTATCCCTATCATTATCATTAAGTGTGAGAAGTGTGAAGCCTTTTACACAGTTATGCCTAATTCGGTGCAAGATGCCTAGTTACCTATATCGCTGCGATCAATGTGGCGCAGAGCTAGAGATGAATCACCCGGTAAATACACACGGCGATAGCAGCCCACTTTGCTGCAGCTACCCAATGATACGCGTGTTTAGCGCGCCATCGATCATATTCAAAGGTACTGGATGGGGTAAAGATAAATGAGCAAGCGACTAGGTGAAAAGTTTTACACACTTGTGGATAATGGTCGGTATAACTCATGCTGCGACAGCATCCAGTTTAAGTATCTGTGCATAACATGTGGAAAAGATGCAGGATGCTATTTCTGCACCTTTAACCCAGATGAAAAGCATGAGTGCGATGTATAGCGACACGCCCAAGACACCGCGTAAATTCAAATGGATTTGGTGGGGCATGATACAATCTAGTCTTGTAATAGCATCTATTAATAATGCTTATGCTATTAATAATAATGATATAGAGAAAGAAAAATATAAACTTTATAGTCATATAAAACTAACT